ACAAAAGAATACAATAACAATGGATTATATAATATATTTTTGGGAATCATACTATATTATACCGACAAAATAGTTTCTATTTATAATTCATGTTTCTGGATTTTCTAAACTATCTACGGTGGATAACTCGGGAGACGAATCCGACGTATATTCAGGTATAGTCTCACCACCATATATATCTAAAACTTCTTTGACTACTTCTTCACGTTGTATGTCTTCTTTGTCGAATTCAAAACTCGAAATACTACTCGACCGTTTGCCTCTAAACCTCCGTAGGAAATCTTCGAGGCCATTCATTTCATCTCGTTTATCATGTTGATCTAAATCACCGGTAATGACTAACCGACTATTTTCACCCATGCGTGTTAAGAGCATTTTCATTTGAGACATGGTGCAATTTTGCATTTCATCTGCGACAATCCAAGCATTCTTAAAAGTACGTCCGCGCATGAAGCCTAATGGTGCGATTTCGATAATCTTATCTTCCAACAAGGTTTGTACTTCTTTCACGGACATGAATTGATACAAGATATCATAAATCGGTCGAATCCATGGTGCCATTTTGTCTTCTAATGTGCCGGGTAGATATCCCAGATCTTCATCCACAGATACAGATGGTCGTGTAAATATCATTTTTTCATACGAACCAGAGAAGAAATGTCTTATCCCATATTCCGTCGCAAACAACGTTTTCCCAGTACCTGCTGGGCCATTTGCAACGACTATTTTTTTCTGTTTGTTGCGGAGTATACTGGTGTAGATTTCTTGACTTTTGTTTTTCGGTTTTGTAAATTTCTGTTCGAATGAAGCCTTTTCGTTGTGCGACAAATACTGAAATCCGTTCCCTGTACTTGAACTTCCATACGTTTTATTACTTCCATTGGCCTGATTGTAATCGTCACGAATACTCATTTCATCTCGGATACATGTCTCAATGTATTTTTGGTTCAATCGTTTACATTTCTGCCTTTGTCTCTTCTCTTTCTTTTTAGGAAGCTTACCTACATCAGAGTCTAGTGCAGGGAAATCGGAAACCAGAAGGTTGTCGGAAATCTCCATTTATACAAACACTATATATTTTTTTCGGTCCGCCGAATCGTTACTACAGCCGAAAACAAATAATTTTGTGTAAAAAATAGCACTGTAATGAATTTCCTAAATGATTTTTTTAAAAAATATCAACAATAATCAATTTATTTAGGAATAATATCTTTTGTATGTATATAAATATGCCAGTCAGTCCATCTCGTAGACGAAATTACAGACGTGTAGGAAAACGTTCCATGTGCAGAGGAAAGAGTATTCGTGCGCCTAATAAATGCAAGAAGGTTAAGCACTGTAAAGTTGCAAGTGGCAAAAAGAGAACTTATTGTCGCAAAAAGAAGGCCGTTCGATACAGCAAACGTTCGCGTAAGTAAGTGATGAAAGATATGATAACAATGTAACAAATTGTTATGATAAAGTGATAGACGAGACAACAACAACAACCTTTTACAACTCAACATCTGTATTGAAGTAGTTATACAGTAGATTTTCTGGATTATGATTTTTTACTTCGCCGGGTAACATTTGTGCCGATTCATACATTTGTCGCAGTACATTCAATGGGGTGGTTGTACCTACTTTAATCAACCCTTGTTTCAGTAAGAACTTTTTGACGTCTTTGATAGGGGCTTGTTGTAAATCAATAGATTTCAAATTGGTTCTATTTCGTATGGTTTTGTTGGATACCAACACAGAGACACGAGGATGTACTTTTGACTTGCCTACATGAAATGTTCGTCGTAATATGCGTCTTTGTTTTTTCTGTTTTTTCGGAATACACGGGTTTGTCTCATTTTTGATTTGCATTTGTTCCATTTTGCTGATATTTTCAATACGTTCATTCAAAGTTCGTTCATACTGATCCATCGATGCAGAAGGAGGAATATTAATCAAAGGTTGTGGTGGTTTGGGAAGAGAATTTGTTTTTTGGGTTTGGTTTACCCATGTACGGTATGTTGGTAGACTGCCATTCTTTAAACACCCATATGGTTTTGGTGCAACAATATGTACGGGTGGATCTTGTGCGGATGGTATCGTCATATTATCTAAATGAATACGAGGTGGCATAGATGCAACCAAGTTATGTTTTTCCACGTGATTATGTCTCGCGGTTGGTGGATGAATAGGAATTACATTACGTATGGTTTGATTATTCATTTTCTTCAGTTTTCTGTCTCGTTTTTCTTGTGTTTTTTCGTTTACTTTTGACAGGAATTGTAATGATTGTTCAAATTCACTTTTCGGCAGATCTGTTTCTATTTGTATTTGCGATTGTATAGGAGTCGATTGTATAGGAGTCGATCGAATTGTGGATTTTGACCCTTGTTGATGATTCCGTATCATTTTCAGCAAGTTTTTTTTCAAAGTAGAATTGTTTTTGGGTTTCGGTGGCGCTTTCACTTTGATCGGGTTTTTACTTTCTCGTGGCTTTCTGGATTTCCGGGTTGCGTTTCCGGACATTTTGAATAATTCTGGATTTATTTGAATCGTTTTTCTTTCTGTTGTATCTGCCATTTAGTGAAACAATAGATATTATATATATAAACTCAACAAGTTTTCTTTATTCTCGGTATCCTTATTCTCTTTGTTTTCTTTGAATATTTTGAATCCGTCGTTCATATCTTCTATGGTAATACTTTTTTTCAAAGAAGGATCTTTCCCAAATATTCTTTGAGCATGAGACACTTTCACATACGAGAACAACAATTCCATGTCTCGTCCATTATATTTGAATTGATCTTTTTTGTCACTAAACCACTTGATATCGACATCATCCGAGCATTTCCATTTTGAGTCATTGACTATTTTCACAAATATATTCATCAGTTCTTCTATTGTGTAAGGTTCAATGTCAAACTTCCAAATGAACCTGCTTTTCAAACCAGCATTGATTTTAAAGAATGAGTTTTCCAGTTCGTTTTCATACCCGGCGATAATCATCATCAGATTGTTTCTATTATCACTGAGACATTCACACAAAGTATCAATGCATTCTTTGGAATACGATTCGTCTACAGAAAAGGAATATGCTTCGTCAAAAAACAAGACACCACCAATTGCATCATCGATCACTTTCTTGGTTTTTATCGCGGTTTGGCCTAAATAACCAGCAACTAGGTCGGACCGTGTTATTTTTTTGAAATACGTTTTTTTGAGTATACCGAGTTTCGAATACATACGTCCAATTATTTTCGCAATTTCGGTTTTACCCGTTCCGGGTGGACCAGTAATAATCATATGTTTGTAATCGTCTTTGGAATCATCGAAATGTTGTATAAAATACAATAATTGGCGTAACGTCGATCGTTTCAAGGGTTTATTACCAATCATGTTGTTGAGAGACTCAAGTTCGGGTCGGATATTATGAAGTGCTTTTAGGTCAATGTTGTATTTGGTATCATCGGCATACGGATATTTGTTCAGCATTTCGAGCATATCAGAAATCGTATGTAAGGGGAAGTCAATCTGACAATACGTCTTTTCTTTTACATCTAATTTGAGTTCACCAATTGGGTTGAATTGTAGTATTTCATGTTGGTTCTGCCATGACAAGTACGGGTTTGATTTGTTATAAAACGAATAGAAATCAGTATCGGATGTTTTTGTATCTAAAGATCGATAATATTGTAAGTAATTCTTCTTGTAGTGATTTTGAGATGCATCAAACAGCTGTAAACAGTCATTTAGAGACAAATTCTTCTTGTGTTGGTATGTGTCCATTTGATGGACAAAGCTTTTAAATGGATTTTGCATGGGGCTATTTATATTAACCGGCGAATTTGGTTGCATAAATACGGGTTTGTTTATTTGATTTAGGAATTGTATTTAAACCATTGTTTTGATAAAAAATACAGGAATGTTTACAAGAATTTGTCATGATAAAATAGAAGAATATGAAGAAAGGAGTTAAGAAACAAACCCGAAAAAAGAGACAAACACAAAAAAGCAAACAGACCAAACAGACCAAACAGACCAAACAAACACAAAAAACAAACACATACACTGAAATCGAATACAACAGTAACGATGGTATGTTGACCACCGTTTGGGGTCCAGCTATGTGGCATTATCTACACACCATGAGTTTCAATTACCCTGTGAAACCAACAAACAAAGACAAAACGCATTATTATGATTTTATTGTAAAATTACAACATGTCCTTCCTTGTGGGAAATGCCGACAAAATTTGAGACAAAACTTCAAAAAATTGCCAATTAAAAAATGCGCCATGAAATCACGTTATACATTTTCAAAGTACATTTATGACTTACATGAGCTGATCAACACTATGCTTGGGAAGCGGTCTGGTCTATCATACGAAGACGTGAGGGAACGATACGAACACTTTCGATCCAGATGTTCCAAAGATTCCAAAACAAAGAAAAAGAGACAAACGCGAAAACAAAGGCTGGAAAAAGGGTGTACCGAACCCATTATAGGAGAAAAGTCAAAATGCGTTATCAATATTGTTCCAAAAACAGAGAAGGTAAATACGTTTAACATGGACAAGCGTTGTGAAAAGATTCGTGCATCTAATGTTTAGGAATTTCAATATCATTTTATATTATATAAAATTATAGGATGGACTCAAAAACGAAGAAAGAAGACAAAGTCCCATTTTGGGGGGACGACCCAAATGTAATATTAAAATTCGAATATATCATGGAGCTGTATCCATCTGAGACAATGACGTCTTCTCAAAAATTAAATGCAATCACGCGGTCTGTTATCTTACTAACCGTTGTCGGGAGTTTCTTTTCAAACCCGGTAAGGCTATTAATCATTGGATTATTCACTTTAGCAGCTGTGTGGTATTTGCATTATCACCAAACCACCACCAAACGTGTGAAATTCGAGGAGGAGGCATTTACAAATCAAGACCCGGTCAAAGAGCGTACTGTGCTACCCCAAGATCTGTTTTCTACACCACAATCGAATAACCCATTCGGAAATACGATGTTATCTGATTATGACGAAGCAGATAAGAAAAAGCCAGCGCCACCTTCGTATAACAAACGAATAAATGATCATATTGTTACACAAGCCAAGCAAGCAATTATGGACAACAACCCAGAACAACCCCATATCACAAATCGACTATTTTCTGGATTGGACGACGATCTAGCATTTGAGCAATCTATGCGTCCATTTTATAGTATGCCTAGTACTACAATACCAAATGACCAGCAATCGTTTGCAGAGTTCTGTTATGGTAGTATGATATCTTGTAAGGAAGGAAATGAATTTGCGTGTGCCAGAAATATGACACGACATACAAATATGTGAATGGGAATGGGAATGTGAATGGCAATGGGAATGTGAATGGGAAGACTTTAGCAAATGATCATCCAGGGTCAAATAATAATTTTACTATGATAATTTACAATAATATTTTACTATAGTATAATAAGATGCTTTCGCAACAAATGAGTTACGCTTTTAACAATATGGGACGAATCGGAAATGATTCCTCAGACCAGTCTCAAAAAACGGTACAAAATAATCAATTTTTAAATACAATGTTAACGAATCACTTTAGCGGACAAGTGTCCGACAACCACATCCAGTTTGCTACTTCCCATCACGGTGTAATGGTCAACGGAGTCAATGGTGGTTCTGGTATCAACGGGTCTGTAGTAGATGCGGAATCTAGTTTGTTGATGAAAGTCGGACAAGAACGTCCCTACGAAAAGTTGGTTTTACAAGAACGTCCTTTTTTAACCGTTCCCTATTTAGGAAAAGGGTCTGTAGATCCTACTCTTGAATCACAGCTAATGCAAGGCGAGACTATCCGCGGCAAAAAGAGTGTTTGTACTGTTATGGAACGGAACTTTAACAACATTGCTGATTATCCTTTAGATGATCGCAAACGCGCAAACGCAAACACAGTGGAGGAAATGGCATTGGCTGGATGGACACGTGGAGGTAAATCTACCCGAGAATCTGGTGAACAATACTTTAGTCAAAAATCGAAGCCATCTGATTTGAGTTTCTAATTCGTTTATTTTAGGTGATATGTGAAATAATATGTAAGTGTAGTATATATTATGGCACTACAAGGAATCGAATCTTTCAGTTCTGAATATCAATCTGCAGGACAATCTGCAGGACAAACCACAGAGCAATCTCAAGGACAAACAACAGGTGGTAGACGCAGGCGCAGAAGATCGCAGAAAAGCAAACGCAAGAAGTCACAAAAACGTAAACAGTCTAGAAAACGTAGAAAGTCTCAACGCAAAAGACGTTAAATTTATAATATAAGTAATATATTCTATTATAAATGGATTCAGAATCACCTATTGTAACACATATAAAAACGCAACCCTCTTTTCTTTTTTATTCGGACAACAGAGAGTATCGGAAAACGATGCGATCCATCTTTCAGATGGATTCATGTGAAATAGCCCCATACTCAGATTTATCTGTCAACGAGATCGATAGTGATATAGACGAAGAATCAAAAGACGAGATGCAGTATGATATGAAACAAATGGATCAGTATTTGACAGAGTTATATGAAATCACCCAAAAAGAACCATTGTTTTTACAGTTATACGTAAAAGCCGCCGCACAAATGTTATCCGAAGACCCTTTGATTGGTCAAGTTGTGCTATGTTCGTATGATTATTTCAATCTGTATTTCTCATGCATATGGTTTTATCTTCACGGTGGCAAAACATCCCTTAAAGGATCTGTAGAATATACGCGTTTAGCAGAAATATTAAAATGAGGGATAGAGATATAGCAACATGGCTTCTACACGAAATAAGAACACACCCGGAAATTACGCTTTAGAAAAAAACCAATATATCCGAAGACACCAGGAAATTATGTATAACCATGCACCACAAGGTCAAGCATATTCAAGAAATTTTGCCGGGAATGGGCTATTAATGGGAAGAATGGCTGGGCGTGATTTAGCAGACAATGATACCCAGATCGAGTCGGCTTTACTAGGAATTGGTTCAACCAATCTCGAGAACCCATTGCCGAAAGTAGAACCTATGATTCATCAACACAAGAGTTTGAATGTGATCAGTCGAGTTCCAATGATACTTCCTTTGCCACATATGCCCGAAACAGAACACCGTCCCATGTATTTGAACTAGAACACAAACAAAAACACTATTACAAAATATATTCCGGATCAAAAATCCGATCAGTATCAATACAGATCTTTTTCACTTCTGTATTGCTACGTAATGCATTTAAGATGGCATAACTAAAAGTAGAACCATTTCCATTGTATGGGTTCACATTCCCTACGAAGACACCGTTACATTGTTGTCCGATAATCAAATCCAAAATCGCATTTACATCCCGTCCTTCAAATTGTGTTTTATCCATGAAATGGAATTTGTAACCGTGGTCGGACATGTATTGTGTAATTGCATTGTCCTGGTCCGAGGATAGTAATATGGTAGTTGTGTCGGGTAAAATATGTTGTTGAATGATTCTTATGTATTTTTGTTCTAGGATAGATTTGTATAAGTCGGGATCAATGTTATTAATATTCGCCCAGAATGGGATCGCGTCATTTTCTATACGCAGATGAATCACATTGTAACACGAAGCGTGTAATGATTCCATAAAATGTTGAGTTGCCTCATAAAACCTCGGTTGAAACGAAATGTTGTTTAAAATATCATGGAACGAGTCTACTTGATTTTTGGCGTGACGGATATTCGTTCTACAAGTAGTAGGTAAATGTGAAAACTGTTTAAAATCTAGTTTGATTGGTTCTAATTTTAACATAATGTATTCATCGAGTAGTGTTTCGTGTGTATGTCCATTCAATGTGTACGTTACATAAACATGCTTAAGAGTACCGGGGAGAGGATCACCGTTTTCACATATTGTATTCAAATTTGTTCCAATTGGGATTTCTAGTACATTGTCGTGTACAAACGTAGATTTTACAAGTTCTGTGATATCGGTAATATGATGTGGTCTTAATCCGAATTCAACACGATTGATTTCAAAATGCACATTGGATGTAGGGACGATTTGAACTTCATAAGAAGCCAACCATTTATTCATTTTCGGGATATCTAAGACTATTTGTGATAAGCAATACGAACCGCTATTATAATCACATAGAAAGTCGGATAAAAGGATCGTAGAAAATCCTGGGAAGGTTTTCCCGATTAAAAGACTGTTTGCCAACGAATATAATTGGTTACATAGACCAAGACCATGATCTCCGAATTTACAATAAATAACTTGTTCTTTAAAAGAGTGGTCGACCGTATTTTTGTAAACGTCAGGGGTATATGGTATTTCATATAAATGTCTTAAATCACACACATTGAAAACTAGAGGATTATTTTGCATGAGCCAAAATTCGGCATCATATTTTTGTTTTAATTCGGTTACACATAATGAACGAATATAATCAGCGGTGGCCCACCAGAAGTTCCCGGAATAGTGAGGCGGGTTTTCTTGATGAAAACATTTTCTTCTATATAAACAACCAACCGTATCGTATATATCTAACAACGATAAACACTGTTCATGGTTCGTTACAAGCGAATAGAGCATGAAATGTATCCATGAAAATATACCATCTATGTATATACTGTTTTTTTTATGAGAGACACCTTTCGTGTGCAAATAGAAGATTTTATATTCTGGATGGATTTTTGCGAATTGATGCAACGATCGTAGTGTGCAATTTTCAAAAAGAGTTGTGTCTTGTGAGTGATTTTGGATGATTATTTTTTCATGGAGTTTTGAATAGATGGATGTATCCAGTGGTAGTCCAACGTGGTTGACAAACAAAACATCTAATTTATCGATAAGCTTTGAGTCGATAATATAATGTAGCAATTGCAACAAGACTTCATCCTTCCATTCGCTCGTGTAAGTACTGTGGAGAAAACACGCATTTTTTGATTCGACAATCATTTGGTTGGTTATAAAATATATTGAGAATGATATGTTTATATATTTTACTGATTATGACTTTTCCGATCATAAGACAATCTCCTATTTTTTCATCCGTTTTGTGATGTTGTGTTTCATTTGAGACATATTTCGAAAGGTCATATTATGTTTTGAATTTATCGCTGTGTTATTTAGTATTAGTTCTACCACTGGTTCTAGATCTACCACTGGTTCTAGATCTACCACTGGTTCTAGATCTACTACTGGATCTAGATCTACTACTGGATCTACTACCGGTTCTGGATCTACTACCGGATCTACCACCGGTTCTGGATCTAAGTGAACAATTGCTTTTATTTGTTGCATTATATCGTTATTCTGATTCGTATTGATAGGAGGTAATTCATCACACTTCTCCACAGTCGTATATATTCTTTCCGATAGGATAGTATATGACTTATCGGGTTTAATTTCAATCGGAATTTTCACAATGGCATAAATATGGTTCATTTGATTTGCATAAAAAATCAGAATACATTTATTTCGATTTTTCGAGAAAGTATATAATTAGAAGGTCATTTTGGTAGAAAGAGATTCTTTACGCATTCCTTTACAAGCATTTATAGAAAGTTCTTCGCGTTTTTTACGTGTTTTTGTTCCATCTGTAGTATTTTCGATCGCAGGTTTCCGTTTGATTGTATTCAGACGCACGTTCATATCTTTTTCAATGACATCAAAATGGTTCACAATATATTCTAACACTTTGTTTACAATCGCCCATTTGAAAAAATGAAGTTGACCGATAGTCGTTTCGATGCTCGTATTATCTTTGTATGGGATAAGGACACGGTCTTTTCTACAATAAGGGTCGAACATTTGTTTGGAATAGCTGTCTTCTGTAGATTTGTAGTTCGTCCATACAAAAAATCTACGAATTTCTTGTTCTTGTTCTTGTTCTTTTTTGATTTCATAAGCAGTAAAATGCTGTTTCGCATAATTTGTAACAAACCAATTGACTAAACGTATAGAGAGCTTTTTTGAGTTATGTTCTACAACATATTCTCGGTTTATGATTTGTTTCAGTGTTTCTAAGTATTCTTCGTTTTTGTAAAAATCTAATAATGTTGTCAATAACCACTGATTTTGTGTATACATAGAGGATGATGATGTTGTTGTATGTGTTCTTTTTTTAAGTTTCTTTTGGTGAAAGTTATTTAAACCGACGAAGATTTCAAATCGCACCCTTTTGGCGATTTTATCTCTTTATCAGTCACGACCCTTGTAGAATATAAATCCGCTGTGCTGATTTAATTCTTCAAGAGTTTAAATCTCGGTGATGGACACTGGTTCTGGTTCTGGTTCTGGGTCGGAGTCTTCTTCACACATAGAATCCGCTTCTAGAACGGGGCTAGGTTCTTGCACAGGCACAGGTTCAGGATCTTCAACAGGTTCTTCGACTGGATCTGGTACAGGTTCTTGCACAGGTTCTTCGACTGGGTCTTGCACAGGCACAGGTTCTTGTACGGGTTCAGGTTCAGGTTCAGGTTCAGGCACAGGTTCAGGCACAGGTTCTTGTTCTTGAACAGGTTCAGACACAGGTTCAGACACAGGTTCAGGCTCAGGTTCAGGTACATGTTCTTGTTCAGGTACAGGTTCTTGTTCTTGAACAGGTTCTTCATCTACAGGTTCAGGCACAGGCACAGGTTCAGGTTCAGGTTCAGGTTCAGGTTCAGGTTCAGGCACAGGTTCAGGCACAGACACAGGTTCAGGTTCAGGTTCAGGTTCAGGCACAGGCACAGGCACAGGTTCTCGTATGGGTTCAGGCTCTTTTATAGTTTCTAAACTAGGCTCTAATTCAGGACTAATTTCTAATTCTGGACTAGGTTCTAATTCTGGACTAGGTTCTAGCACAGTGTCTGAATCTCGTATTAATTCAGATCCCGATGGACCTGATACACCGGTAATACCGGCGGACCGGATTGTTTGTGACACTTCCTGTTTTTGTTTTTGCTTTTTTACTACATTCGGTTCAGCTTCACTTTCAGGTTTAGACCAAAATTTGCGGAAACCCGAAAAAATGGAATACATTATATAATCCCTACATAAAAAACTTTATACTTTTTTTTTAATATTTTTATAAAGATTTCTTTTTTAATTTTCGAATATGGATTCTACATCAAACGATACAGGAATATTTCTACTATTTCTAGGATTGACAAAATGTAATTGTGTCTCGTGGTCTGTATCAAGACCGTTGCAAATATCATCGATATCTGGTTGGTAATCTTCGAGTTTTCTCTTCATTTTATCAAATGTAGGAGGATTCGGAATTTCAAATAAAGTATACACCTCTCTGCATAATGCGCAACATGGATCTTTGCTACTGTGATAACAAGTGTCTAAGTAGGTCATTATACAAGTATCACAATAAATGTGATTGCAATTTGTTTTTATTTTTTGTTCTTTATGGATTGGTTCATAACAAATCGGACATTCACATTCTCCGTCTTTGTCTTCAATCACTTTATCAATGGTATATATCATAATGTTGTTTAGTGTTGTATCTGTATTTGTAAAATAGTCATCAGATGAAATACTTACCAAACTTGGAAGGGAATCGTAGTCTGTCTCGAGATCTTGTAAAGACAATGGTTCAAACCCTATTTCCTCTTCAATGTTCCAATCAAATACACTTATCTCTTGTAGTGTGGAAGATGGTGTGTAACTTTCCCATGGGAAAGGTTGCAAAGGGAAAGAAAGTAGTTCATGTGATTGGTGTTGGGTTTGGCTCATTATTCGTGTTACTTTGATTTGGATATGTTCTTTAGGTTGTTTCCAAAAAGAATCATCAATTTTTTACTATTCCTGCCATGCCAGACAGGATATAAAGACGTTTTGTGAAAAATTGATATAAAGATGGATGTACATACAACACTATATTTGTAAAGTGTATTATGTCAGAAACTACAACCGTGAAAGAACCCACCAAAACAAAAACAAAAACAAAACCGGTAAAATGTCTAGGAAAAGATCGTAACATGAATCCATGTCGTTGTACTGCATTGGTAGAGTCAAATAGTCGATTTTGTAAAAACCATCAATATATGGAAACATATACAGACGAAGAGCTACAAACACTCACACTTTGTTCAGGATGTAAAAAGGCACACTATATGGAAAACAAAAAAATATGTGAGAAATGTAATGAACGTGGGAAAACAAATCGGCTCGAAGCGAAAGCATCTACCATTTCTTGTGCGGTTGAAAAATGCAATTCAAAACGTTCTGAACAAAATAAGTATTGTATGATTCATCAAATTCATGTATGGATCGATGAAGTTCATGCAACAGATCACATTCCTTGTACACAGTATATTCGAGGTTGTAGAAATATATTACCTAACGATTCTACATTCAAACGTTGTGAAGATTGTCGAAAAGCAGAACGAGACAAAGATAAGGAAAAACGAGATGCAGCAAAACAACAAAATCAATCTCTGTCTCTAGAAAACAGTGCTTCAAAACATTGTCATACATGTGGGAAAAAGTTTCAAAAGGACTTCTTTGTTGGAGAAAAAGGACAAGAAACATCTACATGTACTTATTGTCGAACCAATGACAAAAAACAAAACAAAAAACGGGACAAAGATCATCGTCGGGAACAAGGAAGAAAGTATGATGCAAAAGAGTCTCGTAAAAGGCAACAAAAAGAATGGAAATCGTCTAATTGGTACAAAGTAGTTCAAGCATGGAAACAATATCGTGTTCGACAAAGAGAAAAAAACGAAAAAGAATTTCTACAAGTAAATGCAAAAAATGCAAAATTATGGCGTACAAACAATCCAGAAGCAGTACAAGCACAAAATGAACGAAACAAAATCAGTCAAGGTTATCAGTACAAAGTGTATATACAATCCGCCAAACATCGTAATATTCCATTTGAAATATCTATGGAAGATTACAAATCAGTCGTAGAACACCCCTGTTATTATTGTGGCATTGTCAACGAAAAACGTGGATTTCATGGTATGGACCGAAAGAATACTGATTTGGCGTATACAAAAGGAAACGTGGTAGCCTGTTGTTCAATGTGTAATTATATGAAAGGAACGTTGTCAGAAGAGACATTTATCGAACGGGTGTGTCATATACTTTCACATTGTCGAAAAATAGTAGTGGAACATCGTTATCCGGATGCATTCAAAAATTACAATGGATGTACATACAATGATTATCGATTGCGTGCAAACAAACAGAACCGATGTTTTGAACTAACACAAACTCAATTTCATCAACTTATGAAAGCATCTTGTTATCTATGTGGCAAAGAATCAAATCACCATCATTGTAATGGTGTAGATCGTAAAGACAATACAAAAGGGTACACCATAGAAAATAGTTATTCTTGTTGTGGTGGATGTAATTACATGAAAAATCATTTTGATTTTGATTCTCTATTAGAACGGTTCTTGTGTATTTACAACCATCACCATCAACATTCAATCGCATAATCTATTCCTTTCTTTTGTAAATAATGTAATAATCGTGACTGTGTAATGTTTTTATGATAATCACTAAAAAAGATATCTAATCCTAACTGAGCAATTTGTCTTTCATTTAAAAATGGCATTAAATGCCCTGCACCAATACAAATATGAATATGTATATTTTTATTGTGTCTCACAACATCTATAATATTTTCCGCCATATGTTTTTCTCGTTCGAGTAATGTTTTTTGTATGACAATGTCATCTACATTTTGATCAGGGAACTTTTTATGTAACATATACAAACAGCATTTCCGAATAGATTCATACGGAATATTCGAAGGCAATCCGCCGTACAATTTTGCTCGATTGCGGATATGTTGTTTCATATTTTCACTGCTTTTTTCATAATTGTATATATCAAAATGTATTTCTTGCAAGAAATGAGTGTATGATAGAAACCAAGGCTCTGTTTCAAAAGACCTCATGAATTCCTCCATTTCGGGGAATATCAATATGCAATATAAAAAGAATACAAGTACTGCAATGGAATGATTACCTCCTTCTTTTAGTGTTTCGAATGGTACTTGAGACAATGTATATGTAGAACACAATACTGTATCTGGATAGAGTCCTTCTAATTGTTCAAATCCATTCATTCTGTTTTCAGAAGAAGCATTATACTGTTTGCATTCTAATAGCAATATAATTTCGTTTTGTAATGCACGTGTTTTTAATAATTCTTTTTGTTCTTCAAAATGAGACAAATGTACTTCCGGATGGAATGTGATCATAATTATTATAATAATACATAACAATTATTTTATTACAGTTTCAAAAAAAAGTATAAAACGCTTATGCCCATTCAAGATCAGCCATATCAGAAACAATGTTGGAAATGTTACTGTACGCAATGCCGGCCATACCCGACATTACACGTAGGACGTTGTAAGATAGAGCATAAACTCTGACCTTAGCTGTCTTAACACCAGAAACTGCTCCAGAAGAAAGAACAAGCTGAAGAACAGCGTTGTCGATTCTGGAGAAGTTGCATGATCCAGATGGTTGGTGTTCCTCAGGGCGAAGGGCGAATGAGTATACGTTGATACCTGTATCGGGGGCGCGGGTGTGGTGTTGGTAAGGTTGAACAACATCGAAGTATGATCCCTCACGCTCGGAGAATCGGTCTTGACCGTTAAGCTGAAGCTTGGCGGTAACAACTGGGTTCTCACCCCAGCAATGCATGTCAAGGGCTGTCTCGGAAAGAACGAATGTTCCGGCATCAGAAACGGCAGATCCGGTTTGGTCGGTAGCACCGAAAGGAGCAGTAGAACTCCATGTTGATCCGTTTGCACCGATGGTAGGATCAGCAGCACCTCCCATTTGGAATAGCTCATCCTTGATGAAAGCATCAGCTCCACTTGTGGCCTCAGGTCCTCCGAAGGCGTGAACTGCGTTAGGAAGAGCATCAATGGCATCTGTGTAGTTGAATGGCTGAGCGCCGAGTGTCTTGTAAAGAGTCTCACCTCCTTCAAGAGAACTGCAGTAGTCAACGTTGGCATCAGGTTGAACAACCCAGATAAGCTCCTTACAAGGGTGGTTGAAGTTGAGCTTGATCTTGTTGGAGGAAGAACCAACAGATTCATCACCTGTGAATTGAAGCTGTTCGATCAAGTACTCGTGAGGGTTCTGGGCCATCTTGCGTCTCTCATCGGTATCAAGGAAGATATAATCGATGTAAAGAGAAGCAGCAACAAGGGATTGTTGGTAGGCCTGGGATACTTGAACAGATCCAGATGCGGAGTAAAGCTCCTTAACAGCCCACAAACATTCACCAATAGGGCGAAGATCAAGGTTGATCTTAACCTCGTGGTATTGAAGGGCAATCAAAGGAAGAGCAAGTCCGGGGTTCTTACAGAACCAGAACTGAAGAGGAACGTAAAGTGTTGTCTCAGGAAGCGCCCTTCTTGGGGCGCAAACTTGAGCAGGTCCTCCTGAAGCGGCACAAGGTCCAGCAATATCAGCGAAAGAAGGATCGGTGATGTATGTAAGCTGACTGGTGTGACCAATCATCTTCCAGTAACCCTTCTGTTGCTCGCTTGACATGGTAAGCTGGTTCCAGATGTGCATCCAGTCACCATATTGGCGATCGATGCGTTGACCTCCAATCTCGACCTCAACTTGGGAAACAAGTTGTTCACCAATGTAGTCCAACCAGCGGGCATATACAGCACCCTCGTGAACATCTTGGTTGATTTCGGGAAGTGTAACCTGAAGGTATACACGGTACGCAAGGTCACCGTTTCTTGACATAACGGCGCTAACACGTCGGCCAAAATCGGCTTGTCCTTGGAAAGTCTGTTCAATACTTTCCATGGCAAAGTTTGTGTGTCTGCGGTAAGACACCTTCCAGTATGTGATCTCGGGTGTTCCAGTAAGGAACAAGTCTTGTGCGCCATAAGCGACGATTTGCATGAGTGCACCAGCCATTTTCTATTATATTATGCCTAAACATTTTAATTTTCCGAAATACAACAAACAATTAGAAAATAGCTACATAAAATAGAAATAAATTATTGGAAAATAAAAATCGATCTACACTACACTAGATATGAATATACGAATTTAATTCAATTTTGGATCATAATGGGGAGGAGATATCGAATCAAAAAGGGGGTTATAGGATAAAAACAATTTTTTTCCTAGAAGAAGATATTAAATACATCGGGTCTATTTCTATAAACAATGGATAAAGATTCAAAAAAGACACGAGATCATACAAAAACAATGGATGAAAAGCATTCGGATATGATGAACATATTTTATGTCATTGAAAATGAGACAATCCCGAAATTGCTAGATGAAAAACAAACCATACATTCCGCTTTGAAACAAATGAAAATGTATTCGGATGAATACCACGAGCTGAAAGAGAAACTGGAAGATATCAAAGCAGAATTGAAATCATTAAAGAGACAAAAGAAGGATTATTTGTTGCAAAATTCAAAGTACATTTTCAATTATTACGAAGAAAAACAGAAGATATCGAGTGGCGAAAACAACATTGATTCAAATACGATTAACATGTTTTTCAAGATCAAGGGAACTACAAATGAGAGCAGTGATATAAACAACGACAAATACAAATCTTCCAAACAAATTTACCAGCAATATTGGAAGAACGTGGACGGAGACATTATTCATCTACAAGAATATGTGATCGACTCTGACAATTGTTTGCTTTGTAATCAAGGGGAATTGATCCCATTAGAAGAAGAAGGGGTGCTTATATGCAACAATGTGAATTGTGGGAAATTCATGATTCATATTGTAGACAATCAGAAACCTCTAAACAAAGAAATGCCAAATGAAGTGTCTTATACTGCATATATACGATTAAACCATTTCAAAGAGATTTTGTCTCAATTCCAAGCAAAAGAAACGACACGTATACCGGATGATGTTCTCGATGCGGTGAAGAACCGTATTAAAAAGGAGCGGAAAAAGATGTCGGAAATGAACTATACAGAAATGCGTAATATATTGAGTATATTGGGCTACAATAAATATTTCGAGCATATTCAGTATATCAATTCTATCTTGGGTATCAAGCCGCCAATCATGGACGAAGAATTGATCGAGACATTATGTGTGTTGTTCATTGAGATTCAACAACCATGGGCCATTTATTGCCCTATAAATCGTACGAATTTCTTCAACTACACGTATATATTGTGTCAGTTATGTGTGTTATTAGACCAAACCCAATACTTGCCGTTTATTCCGATGATGAAAGATCGGATCAAGCAGTTGGAGCAAGATATGATCTGGAAAAAAGTTTGCGACCACTTAGACTGGGAATATTTTCCGACTGTTTAGTTTACAAAGTGTAGTCGTTTACAAAGATAATAATTTTACATAAAAAGTATTATCGTGTTCATAAAAAAAACATTTTTTTATTTA